CATCCCTGTGGTTTAACTCGAAAACGGGGTTCGGCTCTCCGATCTTCAGGAGAAGGGATCACTTCAATACTATCTTTTCTGACTTGTTTCTTGCGGAAACGTGGAATACGCATAGCTGCAGGAGGAGCAATAACAGCTGGAATATGAAACTCTGGATTGTCAACCTTTGAATAAATCGTTAGGTCAACATGAGGCGAAGATGTCGCTGCGGTCTTTAACGGTGTAAAAACGGCAAGAACAAAAGTTGCCATAGAGAATTCATCTCCAGTCGTCAATTGCTGAATGTTGTAATAATCCTGCATATACGTAAAAGGAATTTGTATTTCTACAGTTGTTGATTCCTTCGCTTCAATAAAGACGTGATTTAAAGATGTTTGTACGGCTTTATGGTTATACCGAGCTGGAATATTGTCATGACCTAACATAGGTATGACGTATCCAACCAGCATACCATCATAAAAAGCCGTCGAGTTTGACTGGATTTTAAGAGTTATTTGAAATCGAGACAATTGGAAGTTAATAAATGGTGTTGCAGCAGCCGCAGTATTCAAGATATCAGCGGGCAATGACAAAAATGTCAAATTTGTTCCTACTGCATCAGTTGATGACCATCGTACAGATTGAACGACGTTCCAACGACCAATTAGCTCCTCCATATTCCAAGCGCTGTCAATATGGGTGATAGCTCGCTGATTATCCTGCGAAACATAACCCCAATTGGGAACAGCAACTTGTGCTTTCGTTTGATCTACTGTAATGGCTCCTACGCGATTTTCAACGTAGCCCTGACCTTCAGGTAGATTGGCAGATTGTGTGTTTTGTTCTTCATTTGAATTGTTTGAGTCTATAATGGGTTCCATGGTTAAATGCACACCTTGAGGGGATACGGTAAATTCGCTTTGCGATGTTGTGCCCGGATTGGGTGTGTGCTTCTGATGAGTGTACGGTACTACTGATCCAAATATTCCGAAATCATTATTTCTAGAGAAAACGGCATCTAGATATTCGTATGTATGCAAGTCAATTGGGGCCACAAGTTTTTGCTGAAGAGCAAGAATAAAAGCACACCGATATTTATTAAATTCGGTTTTTCCATAAAAATACAGAAAACGAAGTGCAGTATTCACATTCTCTAAAGTTCCTTCTTCGCGGCGCACCTTCTTTGAGATCCAATAAATCATTTCTAAAATAGTTGTCCGATCCAATAAAGCCACAAACCTATTGTTCATGGTAGCGATTGAATTTTTAAGAAAAGTCAACTGAGCGACATTGTGTAAAGAATACCCAAGTTCGCCCTTATCACTAGGGGTTATATTAATTCCATGATAACGGAGAGTGTCTCGAATGGTCGTAAAATTGTAAAAATTACTAACACATTCTTTGACAGATGAAATTCCATCATCACCATAGAAATAATTAACCACATACTGCTTCATTATAGACAAGTCTTGCAGATGGGGTGGCGCTAATTTTAACCACGAATAACACATGAAAAACCAGTTGGTAATGGAATTAAGTGTTGTGGTTATAGCACACCCAGATGGATTGCCTCCAAACTTCTGAAAAACGTTGTTTTCTATTAAACAATATGTGTGTTGAATTTCTGTCATCAATCCATATCGCTCTAAGTCGCCTTGTTCCATAAAATGCTGAACACATACGGAGCATGGCGAGCATTCCTTCTAAAGGTACTCGTCCGTCGAATTTCTTGTAATCAAAATCCATACCAAGTG